TGTTAGCTGCTTGTATGTAGTCATTAGGATCTAATCCTGCATCAATTAGTTTTAATATTGTTCTGTAATCTGAAGGGTCAACTGCTGCGGCTTGCATAATACCTTGTCTACCTCTTGGCATTTGATCTGGAAAACGGTCTTGTCTAAAAGGACCCATTCCTGGAGGTATACTTGGAGGTGGCATTGGCATTGGTTGTCTTGGTCCTGGAGAAGGCATTGGCATAGGCATTGGCATAGGCATTCTTGGATTTGGAAAAGGATTTGGCGTCGGCATTGGTATCGGCATTCTAGGTGGCGTTGGCATTGGAAATCTTCTACTAGGAGGATCCATTCGTCCACTGTCATAAAAATTAAATGGAACACCGTCAGGTGCTACATCTCTTGCTCTGTCATCTATTGTGCCAGGTGATCTCATAGGTGGTGATCTTCTACCTAAATCTCTATCTATAGCCATTACGAACTGCCTCCGAATATGTCTGGCAATTTGTTAACTTGAATTGCCACATCGCGTTTAATGTCTTCTTTTTTAGTGCTGGTTGCAGGGTTATTTATGTCGTCCTCTGCCTCTTTTTCATCGGCATAGACTTTCCCTGTAGTTGCGTGCTTGATTATTGTAGTTGTTTCTACGTCAATCTTAGGAATCTTGCTTCCTGCAATCACGGTAATGTTGTCTTTTATAGCCATTTTTTCTCCTTTATGCAATAATTAACTTATCTCTAACACACTAAGAACAACATGTAAATCATTAGCGTTTTCTGCCTGTATCTTAATTATCTCAGATTCTTTTGCTACCAAGGGTGCAATAGAACTAGTTGAAGAATCGGCAGAAACCTGGCTTGAATTACCTGCAGCCAAAAGCTCTTGTGTTGTTTTACTTTCTATATCTCTACTTAATTGTAAAGTATAGCTTGTGGTGCCAGTATCTACTAAATACAAAGACACTTCACAATTGTTAGAAGTATCAACATTAGCCACACGCACAGACTTTATTATAGCTGTTGTTTGTGCAGGAACTGTGTACAATGTTGTTAAGTTTGTGGTTGATAAAACTGCTTTATAGTTTGTGTATACGTTTGCCATTATGATAAAAACCAAGTTACAGCTTCAGACTCATCTCTAAGTGGTTCTGAAGTATACGTATTATTTAGTGCAAAAACTAATTGTTCTAATGTTTGTACCATCTGTGCCATTTGTGATTGATCATATTCTTCCCTTGCTTGTGGTATTATAGGTATTGTTATTTTAGTCATTAAATTCCTGGTCCTGTGTTTTGTTGTGATTGATAAGCTGCAAGACCTTGTAATCCTGATCCTGTTTGTTGTAACGGTTGAACTGATCCAAGTGAACCTGGATTTAGTTGCAATCTATCACCTATTCCGTAAGTATCAAGAAAATTTCTAAAATCACCAAAACCAGTGCTAGATCCTGGTGCCATGTCTTCACCCATAAAACTGTAACCACCGCGCACATCCATTGTATGTGCACGACTTCCCATTCCACCTTGTATGTATTTATTATATTCATCCATAATACTTCCTCTGTTTGTCAAATCTAAATTTTCATTTCGCACATAAGGTGTTATAGGTGCTTCAAGCACAGGGAAACCTCTCTGTATAGCACCAGGTACTTCAAGAATAGGATTTGATCCAGGTGGGGTTTGCACAGGCAAAGGCTGTAAACTATTATCTCCAAATTGACTTTCATAGTCTTGCATTGTTTTAGTTGGATATCCACCAGTGTTCATAACATCCTTAAAGTACGCATTAAATCCAGGAGATTTTACATCTTTTTGTGCCATTCTCATTTGCATTTGTTGCACTAAAGCAGGACCTGTTGGATTGGCAGGATCTGAAGGTTGTGTTATAGGTTGTATTCCACCAGGTGGCGGAGTCATTTGTGGATCTAAAGGTTGTGACGGTTGTGTAGGAGGAGGTTGTGTAGGTTGTTGAGGAGCAAGACTTGCTATTCCTTCTAAGGGTTCTTTATTTAACCCTTCCATAATTGGATTCATGTAAGATGGATTATAATACATTACCCACCTCTCATGCCGTCTGGTTTACCATCAAACCTAATTGTGCCGTAACGCCATTTGTCATCAACAGCATCACTAGATACACGAAGTGAAAGTTGTCTGCCACGTATACGTGTATCTTTTTTTGTCGTGCTTGTCGTTACAGTAAAAGGTCCGTGTGTTTTTTGTGAAGATGATGGATATGGTCTTGACTTGACTGTTATATCTACCTCACCAACTTGGTTTTTAAAATCAGGTATAAATCTAGATATAGATAAAAATTGATCACCATCTGCAACATCAATGTCACCTGATTCTATATGACAATTCATTGCTGCACCGTCATCGTTAACACCTTCTTCGTGTAAATAGATAAGTGTTCTACCTTCTTTAACACCATTAATAGTTGATATTGTAGCAGTAGTATCACTTGCTTCAAACTCTGCTGCATACGGATTTGAATACACACCACGATCTGCCCAAGAGCTACGTGCTAATGTTCCTATATACCATATTTTTTCTGCATAATTGTATGTAACATTTCTATCTACCTGATTAGAATTCTTAGAAGGATAAAACCATATTACTTCGTTAAAGTCAGAGTTGACTGCACAGAATACATCACCTAGTGCATTATTATTTATGTCATCAAAAACATAGTCTTGTACACTGCAAGGTATTTTTTTAACAGCACCATCAAATAAGAAAAAAGAATCATTACCCATCCAATAGGCAATACCGTTTACGTCTACTGCAGAATTAATACCTACAGCACCACAGTTTGTACCTAGTTGTCTAAACCCAAAAGTAAAAGGTGGGCCAATAAACTGCATTTGATACAAAGCAGTATCAGTGTAAATTAATATAACACCTCTAGATCTAACAGCTGTATTTATTTGATTACCATCTGTAAGTCTTTGTGAACCAGCTGTGTTAGTAGCAGTTGGTGTCCATGTTGCTGGGTCTTCTTGATCTGAAAAACGTAAAAACATATTATCTTGTGTAGATGATGTGCCTATAGTTGTTTCTGTTCCAAAACAAATTACGTGTCTATCATCACCAGATACTAACATAAATCTAGATTTTGTTGGTGCACCACTAACATTTGTTCTTGCAGCTAAATTGCTTGACAATCCACCTGACGTATCCCAATAATATAGACTGCCGTTAAACTGTTGTGCTAATACATCTTCACCCCAATTGTCCAAGGCCCATTTACCAGATTGTAATAAAACACCATCAGCACCTGTCAAACCTTCACGAGAAGTATTCCATGTTGATGCGTTCCAAGTACCTGCACCCCATCCATATCCATATATAGATGTCGGTAGTCCTGTATTTATTTGATATGTGGCATTAGCTGTTGAACCAGTTGCTGTAGAAGAACCAGCAGCACCAGCAATTATTGTATAAGTGTCATCACTAGGAACTGTTTGTATTTCAAATTCACCTTGTAAGTTTGCTTGTGATATACCACCTACAGCACCGCTTACACTTGCAATAGTAACAAAATCACCAATCAAAGCACCGTGATCAGCATCTGTAACTGTCACCGTGGTAGAACCACTAGTCACTGAAAACTGTGTTATGTTACCTGTGCCAGTAGCACGTGTTGGAGTAATGTCAGCGTAATTACCTTCTGAGTATCCATACAGTTTTTTGTTTGTACCATACACTGCATAGTTTACACCTTTAAGATCTGAATAAGTTAAAATAGCACGTGTTGCACCTAGTAAGGCATCGCTTGTTACTTTTTCCCAACCACCTATTTTTTCTGGTTGACTGTAACGAAAACGAATATTATCACCATCTACCCATCTGCCTTCTGCACCGTACTCGGTGTTTTGTTTATCTATGCCTGGGGCAATCTGTAATTTAGTTAGTGGCATAATAAGGTATCCAAAAATCTGTGCCATTAATGTTTACTCTGATATGCCCTGTTAACGATCCTACACTTGTGTCTGTTGTTAAACTTTTTGTTTGATCTGAAGCACTAGTGCCATCAAATCTTATAAACTCTTGATCTGTATCATCTTGATCTAAAGTTAAACAAGCTATGGCACCAGAAGTGTTAGCTTGATTCATAGTTACAAGTGCACTTGTTGGAGAAGAAGTACCAAAACCTATTTTATCAGCAGAACCATCTGCAAAGAAAGCATGTGTTAAAGTATCTGTTTCTATTCTAAAATCAACAGCGGCGCCAGATTCGTTAAATGTAAATCCACCACCATCAAAATCTATTGCACCTGTGGCTTTGATACCACCTACAACATCTAATTCTGTAGAAGGTGAGTTTGTTTTTATACCAACACGGTCATTACCAGCATCAGTAAAGAATAAGTTTGCATCGCCGTTACCTTCTATTCTAAAATCAAGATCCGCAGATGATTCATTAAATGTAAAACTACCACCGTCAAGTGATACATTACCAGCTACCGCTAACGTTCCGTTTGCAGTTATATTTCCACAATCAGCTAATACATCAAACATAGTAGAACCATCAGAATACAAAATGTGTTTTGATCCTGCCACTAAACTTGCTGCTGTTCCGCCAGCAGGTTTAAAACCTAAAGTGTTGTTACCCATGGTTGTTGCATTGTCAACAATGTACCATGTTTCCACAGCTTCACATTGTATTGTAGTATTACCAGATAGTGTACCTGTTAATTTAATTATAGCGTTACTTTGTTCGTCAGTTGTAGATCCATCTGATGTAGCGAGTGAATCTGTTGTGCTTGCAATAGCAATAGATACGTAACCTTTTATTGCTGATTCTAATTTTTGTAAGTTGTTATTTGTTTTAGTACCCCAGGATCCCGAGTTTTCACCAGTTGCCTGTAGTTCTAAATTTAACGAACTTGAATATGTTGATGCCATCTTATCTCCTTAATCCGTTGATCCTGGTTCTACGTCTGTATATGTTGCTGTCATACTATCATCTATTTCATTCCAAATAAACAT